CGAAGTTATCCTCGTATGGGTCAGGAGGAGGCGGAATATCCGGCCTTACCGGGGCTTCGTACTGCTGTAGGCGCTTTTGGGCTTCGGCGAGTTGGGCCTGGTACTCTTGCGCCTGCCGTTCTGCCTCGCGCTGCTTGGCGACTTTCTTGCCTATCGCTTCGTTAACTGATTCCTGTTGTTCAGGGGTCAGTGGAGGCGGGGCTTTCTTGGCTTCCGGTTCCGGTGCTTCGGCTTTTGCTTCCGGCTCTGTCGCGGCTTCAGGAACCGGCGTCAATTCCTCGCCTGTCAGTTCTTCGGGTCCATCAATTGTGTATGCTTCTTCGCCCATCGTCTTACCCTCTAGTTGCCGGAGGAAACGCGCCTCCGTTCGCTTTAAAACGGACTGGCTATCTGTATCCCGCCATGAACCAATGCCCCGGCTGCTGCTGCGGCTTCGGGGGTTGTATAGGGTGATAGCGCGTCAGTAACAGCGCCACCATAGCCATAGGTCGTTTGGTCAATCGGTTGGGTAGCGTTGCGAGCACCGGCCTGAATCGCCTGCTCAAAGCCGCCACCGGATGCCAGGGTGCCGAGTGTTCCTGCCAACCCCAAATACCCTTGCAGCGGCTTGTCGAGGGCGGGCAGTACCACGTTGTTTGCCATCTCGCCCAAACCATTCACCATATCCAACAGTTCCTGCCTGCGGGCTTCCCAGTAGCCTGCTTTGCTTCCGCGCATCTGCGCGAACTTGTCAGCGGCTGTGCGGGCTTCCATTTCGTCGCGGATGTAGTCGTTATAGGCTTGGGTGTCTTGCGGCGTCATCATCGCGGCACCCAATGCACCCGTAGCCAAGTAGGGCGCTGCACGGCCTAGTGCGTCGAGCTTGCCCGCCTCCGCATCCCCCGATTGCAGCGCAGCAGCACCGCCCAATGCGGCAGAAGTCAGGTATGGCGCAGCCCTGCCAAGGGTTTGCAGTGGGCCTGCGTTTACTTTCTCCGGCGCCAGTGCAGCAGCGCCCGTGTACAAAGCAGTGCCTGTCGCGGCGGTTTTAAGCAAAGGTGCTGCTAGATTGCCGATACCCGCTAGCAGGTTGCTGCTGTCCTTGTGGGCAGGGTTGAAGTCGGCATTTACTGAGCGCACCTGTGATGGGTCAAACACAACACGCTCGCGCAATGTTCGAGTTAGAGGCATCTTGTTGGCTAATTCGTCGCCATAATAACGGGCAAACTCGCCTTTGCTAGTCATGCCTTGCCGCAATCCGTTTTCTACCAAATCTCTTGGCAAAACCGGGTTGCCCATCTCCAAACTGCGGGCAACAATCGCCTGCCAAACATCGTCTGAAAGTTTCTCGCCATCGCCTAGCTGTACTATTTCGTCATAAACATCAACGGAATCATGCCCACTTCCCATTATCTCCCGCGTTTTGGCGTATCGCTCGTCCATAGTCCCGAAGCGCATACCTTGTCCAACTTCCTTGCGCCAGTCATACGGGTTTTCTGCACGGAGATACACAGGCATAACATTCGGCGTGCCGTCTGCCGCGTACTGATTCGCCACTTTTGCATCGGGCGAAAAGTAAAACCCTTTGGAAAACCAACCGTCATCAGTCTTGCCCATCTTGAGAGGGTCAAACTCTGTCACATCAGCGCCCGTGCCGTGATAAAACACGCGGCTAGTGTCATACCCCTGCTCTGCCGCCCTTGCCATGCGCTCAGCTTGCGTGCCGCCTAGCTTGCGTAGTTCTGCCGCTTCCTTGAGCTTCGATAAACCCTTGGCCAGTGTTCTAGGTACGCCCATTGATTACCCCCATGAAGGCTAAGACAATGCCCATCACTTCATCATCATCATTGTGACCACCGCGAGGGAATAGCACAATTGGCGCGTCGCCCCCACCAAACCAGTCACCGGCAAACATCCCAAGCCAGTCGCCGTTAAACACCGTTTAACCCCGTAATCGTGCGTGTCGCGCCTGTGACAACCCCCTCTATCCGGTTTGTTGATCCGTCCAAGCCAATGAATGCTGCATTGCCCGTCAAGCCGGTAGCGCTACCCGCTGCAAAGGCGGCAAGCAGCCTGACAATCTGCTCTGCGGTGTACCCAGCCTCGATAACCTTCGCCCAGGTAGCCGCAGCATTCTGCACCGCTGTCGGAATATCGCTCACCGCTGCTGGGTCTGCCGGTATCAGGTTTGTTTTAGCCTGAATCGCCGCAAACTCTGGCCCGAAAGCGGCTACAAGGTCAGCAATGGCCACCTGCACAGCGAGTAGCTCTGCGGGTATGTCGGTGCCTGTATCCACCAGAATCGCGTCAACAATGCCGTCGATAGTGTCAACGCTTGCCTGTGTTGCAAGCCCGCTCTGTATCTCGGTGACAGCACTTGCCGCTACGCCACTTGAGGTAATCCAGTCTGCTGGTATGGTTGGAAGCGTAACCGCTGCCGTGACAGAACCTACTGCGCCGGTCACTGAAGCTATTGTCACATCACTTGCAACCTTGGCGTCGGTAATGGCGTCAGCAGCAATAGATGCCGCAGTGATCGTGTTCGCGTTCAGGGCGTTGATATTGCCGCTTGAGACAGACAACGTGGCGCCGGCAGTGACGGCGGGGCGGTACAGTTCAATAACCTCGTACACATCCACCATGCTTGCCTGCGTGATGTACAAGGCAAGCATCTGGCAGTTATCGTTGGTGGTCAGGGTCGTATCTTCATCAACCAACAACGTGTAGACACCAGGCATGTTCGCCGCGCTGACTTCTGCCACAGTCGGGGTTGTGTAAGCCGTCGCAGCGCCGCCATTACGGGAGCGGTAGACGGTGAAGGATGAAAGCCCTGTCAATGGACTGCCGCCAGAGTCCAGTGCCCTGAAATAGATATACTGGTCGGTGACCGCAGTTGGTATGCGCTGCGTCATTCGTAGCTCGCGGTGTCAGTGTGTTCGGGCTGTTCAATCAACCCAGGGGTGGCAATGATGCCGGTCAGGATGCCGCTACTGTCTCGCAACACCTTGAACGTGTAGGCGCAGGGGGCCACAGGTTCCGGCGCTTTGGGCGTCTCCACTTCCAACTCAATCTTACCGATAGCCTCCACGATGGGCGTCAGGTCGATAGGTTTGGATTCAGGGAACCGAACCCCTTTAATCGCCTTGACCACTTGCGTCACATCCAGATTGGCCTGTGGCATGTTGCTGACCGCTTCCACGAGCGCCTGTAATACACCAACAAGCTCGTGCTGTGGCGGGGGAAGCAGTTCCTGTATCTCCCACGAAGGAGTGGCAGGGCGCGTCATTATCGCCGCTAAACTTTCGTTTAATCCCGATAGCTTACCCACGGAGGCGGTCAACTATATTGACGATGCCGGACATAACCGCGTCGTTCTCAATATCCTGCGCCTGCGCCTCGGCTAACAGCTTGGCGGCTTGTGCGCCTTTGCCCTTGATCTCTGCCAGCGCCTTGGATCGGTCAATGTCAGCTTCAAACCGCTTGGTTTCGGCCTCGTAAGCGCGAATCTGTAGCTCTTTGTCCTTCTGCTCGGCCTCTTTCATCTTCACTTGAGCATCAAGCTGCGCTTCCATTTGCTTGGTTTGGGCACTCATCAGGTCGGCTTGGGCTTTGGCTTCCTCTGCCCTTGCAGCAACCATCATCGGATCTTCCTGCGGCGTTTGCTGCTGGTTCTGTAGCTCTGCCTGCTCCTCGTCGGTCAGTTCATCCGGTGCCAACACACCTGCGGTGAATAGCTGACGCCGCTTGCGCTTGGCAATGATGCTCATGCCTGGTCCGTTCACGTTCTCCGCGAGCACATCGCCGCCAAGCTGTATCACAGTCGGGTCAACAGCCCCTAGTTTGGTCAAGGCATCGACTGTCTGGCTCTGCCGGTTGGTGAAGGACGGCCCTGCCGTACAGATAACGTCATACTGCCCTTCCGCAAGGTCATGCAAGCGCATAATCTCGCCGGTTTGCTGGTCCTGAACCAGTTCGCCGATCATTTCAATGTCCACAGAGCCATCATCGCCAAGGATGCGGACCTCGCGGCCTATGTCGTAGACCCTCGGGATAGCGTTGACCAGTATCCTGCCGGTCTGTCGCTGGGCAATCGTCCTCGCCTCGATGTATTTATTGCTCCCTACATCACCCCTTTCCTGTAGCAAATCAATCGCCACGCCTGACTGAAGGCCCGGGTTGTCGCCCAATGACGCCGCAAACAGGCCCGCAGACATGGGCAGGCCGGTTTTCATGTCGTTGGCTACGTCTGACAGACCGGGGTTAACAGGCGCTCCACCGATGAACGGCGGCACTCCAGGCGCATCGGGGTCAGGGTTCCACAATTGAACCGGATCATTGTTCGTGTTTAGTGTCTCGAGGGTAGCTGTGTGGCCTGCTGCCTGCGCTGCAGTGAGCCAGTATTTGGGACGGGGGCTGAATGCCACGTCCTCGATCTTCCTTGTCATGGCATAGTTATAGACCCGCTGCCAGTCCAGCATCTTCTCAACTGCGCCGTAGTAAGTCACCGAATCCTCGACATAATCGAAGTTGGCGTAGAGCGGTACCAGTGGTATCCAGTTCTCAAAGACCGTCTCTTTCGCGCCCTCTATCCACCCTGAGTTATCGAATTGGCGAGTGCAGACCTTCATCACAGACCGCGTGCGGCGGCGAACCTCGGTGATTCCCATTGCTGTGTATTCGTCTTGCAGCTTCAGGAAATCGTCATCAACCACATGGGTTTTGCCGTTGGACATGATGACCAACTCGCGGTTTACGGCTTTCTTGTAGTAGAAGGTACCAACCAGTATCAGGTCATTGCGCCCGCAGTAGGTGACGGTAGACGCATCGGTTGATACGGAGCTAGGCGCATCCCGCTTGGGATACTTGGCCTCGTATTCGTCCTTCGTGAGTCCTACCAGCTTCCACGCCATGTAAGCATCTGACCCGTCCTGCTCGGTATGCGGGCCAAACCAGACGCGATCTAGCCAGTTGGGTACCGTCGCAATCATCAGGTCTTGGTCAAAGCTGTCGCCATCCTGGTACGCCTGAACAACTTCCCATCCGTCCAGCCCCTTGACCGCCATTGACCTACCGCTCTTACTGTAAATCTCATTAGCGTTACTGATGGCTTCAATGTGCCGTACAATGCCCTCGTACTTCCTCGCGGCTTCCTTGGATGCCTTGCCGCCTGCGGGCATGACCTTGATGCTGTAGTCAGACTTGGCAATGGAGCCGGTGATTTGCTCCACCATCGGGTTAGTCAGGTCGAATGTGTACCTTGGCCGTCCTGAATACACCTCGCGCCATGCGGCTTCCCATTGGCCATCCCTTGCGTTGATGAACAGGTTGGCTTCCCGCGCCATCTCACGGTTGTCGTGATCGTCATCCTGGGCTTTCTGGAGGGCTTCCAGTACCCATGTGTGGTCTTCGTATTGCTTTTGCGTCGGCATGTCAGCCTAACCTCTTGAATTTAAGCGTTACCGGCTCTTCGACCTTGCGGGTCAGCATGGGGAATAGCTCGGTAAATCCCCACACCAGCGCATCGGCCCTGTCAGGCGACTTTAAGCCACCATATCCGCTCGTGGTCATGCCGCATAACTGGTCTTCAATCTCAGGGAAGTAGCCAATATGGTGAATCTTGCCTTGTTCGTACAGACTGGCGACCGGCTCAGCCCTAACCACTTTGCCCCTGGATGCCGTGACCTCACGGTAGGGTACATCGGGATTAGCCGCCCTGATGACCGCTTCGACCATCGCCCCGCCATAGTTGCGCTCTGCCACCACCCTGTCAGCCGAATGACGGTTGAAGGCGTCCGTGGCTATCCTGCCCCATTCCAAAGGCCCGTAATGGCCTGACAAGTCCTCCAGCAGATAACCGTGGCTATCCGCACCCAAGGCACAGACCACTATCCCAATCTCGTCTGAACGGGTGTCCTGCTCGCCTGAACAGCCGGAAGGGTCCACAGCCACCACGATTCGGAGAAAGTCGGGGATGTTCTCCTCGCGCCTGCCCAATCTGCGGTTATTGGCGATGATCTCATCCGTCCACAAAGCACCCTCGGTGTCATCAGTGAACCGGCCCAACAGGAAGCGGTTGCGGGCGCGTTCCGGCAGGCTGTCCAACATATTCAGGTATTCAGGGTCGAGGTTCTCCCGGTTGTCTGCGGGGTTGATAAGGTGCAGCCGGAAGTTGTCAGGGTTCTTATCAGGCTGACCTGAATCGGGGTCTTTCTTCTCCACAAAGCGGCGGTATGTCCAATGCTTCTTGCTGGGGGGGTTGAAGTCGTAATAAGCCTTGAGCCTGAGTGATTGGGTCTTTTGCGCCAGTCGGGTCATTGCGAGGGTAATGCTAGCAAACGGTATCTGGCTGCACTCGTTGAAGTACAGGGTGCAGAACTCAAGCCCCAGTATCTTCTCGGTGCGCTCTTTGTCGTCCAACCCACAAAACCAAACCTCTGAACCATTCGGCAGGGTCAGGAACCAGTCAGTCTTGTTCAGGTCGCAGTGCTGCCACACACCAGGAAAGCAAAGCTCAAAGACTTTGGGTAGTGTGTCGTAGATTACGGATGCTTTGATGGCGTTGAAGCGGTAGCGGAATATGGCGTGTCGGCTCTTGGGTTCCTTCAAGGCTCTCAGGACTACAGCACGGACTAGGAGGAATGTCTTACCTGACCGACTACCGCCCCCAAGGGCGCAGTGCATGGCTTCACTTATGAGGCAGTCCATTGCAGCATCTTGAGCGGCGGTTAGCCTGAACTCAGACACTTGCGTCCTTTCCTTGGACGATAACCTGAACAGGTCCGGTGAATGCGTGGTCTTGTTGGTCTTTCCACCCAAAGTTGTTCTTGAGGTTGAATATCGCGCCTGTTGGTGCTGATGCGTCGAGCCTTTCCTCCAATGACATTTCGACTCTTTGCTTGGCTCTTTTTACTGTCGCAAAGAATTGATCTCGGTTCTCGTAGTTTCTGAGACTTTCTGTAGTCATTTCAAGGGCATACGCAAGCCCTGATATTGTTGGTGGTTTTGGCGGGTCGCTTGCAAACCTTTCCGCGAAATAGGCGTCAATGATGGCCTGCATTTCCTCGGGGTTGCTGTATCTTGGAGGGCGACCTGCTGGCATTGGGCATACTCTGCGCAGTGTTCTGCACATAATTGCACATGGAAGTGGTTGTGTCTAGCGGAATAGTCGCCAGTCAGTAGCCAGTCAGTCACTAGTGCTAATCATGTGCTAATCCCGGCCATTTTAGCCTTTAGCTCTCGGATTTTGGTGGCCGTGTTGCCGCGCACCGCAGAGGAGCGGCCACCAAGGTCTTGCCCAAAACGCTAGGACTCACTTGTTGTGCTATTGATGCGACATTTGTATAAACAATTTTTTTAAGCCTCCACCTACGGAGAGTCTCTCTTTGTGTTAAACATAAGAGATTGCTGCGTTTATTCCAGATATCTCTTTTGCGCCTTGGTGCTAATCCTTTGGGTTGTAATGCAGCCATGTTTGCTCCTCAATTTTTGAATCCGACGCGCCCTGCGCCGGAATATCGACTTGATCCGAAACAGGTATTCCGCGCTCGGTTGCAAGGGTTTGTGTGGGCCTTTCAACCACTCGACCTTTGCCTGCCCGATACGGGCTATAAGGTTGGCTTCATAGAGTTGGGCAGTTGAGCCGCCCCACTTTGCCCGTTGCTGACTACCCATGTTCGATATGCCGCACTGCTTGTGGATGTTCCATGTGTTGTATCTCAACTCAGGCGCTGCCCCTACGCCGCGAAAATGACCGGCGTGGAACCCCGTGTTTGCATGGGGACATTCATAACCGTGGACAATGCACGGCTTGTCGCTGTCTCTGAGCACCACGTATGCGTTAACCGCGTCTTGTGCCTGACGTTCCGGCCCTGACCTTGCTCTACCCCTACGGTAATTGGTGCGCGATTCAGCGGCTTCCTTGCGCCATTGTGAGAGCATCGCTTTTCGCTGTTTGTCACGCTTGACCTGGTTCTTTTTGGCCTGCTTTGCCTGCTTAATGCGGGCGATGGCAATAGCGCACTCGGTATCACACCATGTCTCTAGCGATGATGCGCCTGGGTGTGGCGTGTATAGCTTGCCGCAGGATGGATTCTTGCAGGTTTTAGGCTTTGGGGTTTTCAACTATTCACACCCTTTACCAATCCCGTTGCCGCTCGCGTCGGTGAATTCTTTCCAGTGCACCCATCCTTTCGGACAGTGAAAACCCCATGTGCGTATCACTGGCCCGGTAATGAACAGCGTCCACGCTGGACCCTCTGCTAGTACAATACGGTGCGCATGGGACGCCCGACGAAATACCGGAACGAAACGCCTTATGCGCCTCCAGTGCTGCCAACCATGCGGCGGGTACGGCAGTACCTCAATCAATCCGCCTTTGAGCAAAAACGACACGCTCACCCACGGATGATCATGCAATGCCCGGTCATCGTCATCGCCCATAAATTTGTGCAGATAAATGTTAAACAGCGGATTGCGCGGCACCAGATGCCAGCGGTGGAGATAGTTATCGCCAATTATTCGGTGTGGTTTCAGCATTTTATTTATTCTCCGCACGATGGGCAGGGCTTTTCGTCCATGAGGCACTGCTTTGGCTTTGGGGATAGGGTCATCAGTCGATAATCCCGCTATTCCCTTCAGCAAACCCGCCGCGACGCCTGTCTAGCTGCGTATACTCAATCGCATACCGGACAACAGGCAGCGGAACGGCGCAAAGGTGATCAACATAGAACCGGCCTTTGTCGGTTATTCGGAATTTAGGGTGTCCTGAAAGCGACCTGTAAATCATCTTTTCGTCATCTAGCCATTCAAGGAGCTCGCCAACCGCAGGCGCTGAAAAATCCCCGCCTCGGAAGTCGTCACCCATCGCGTAGTAATGCAGCATTATTTCAATGTGTAGTGGTGTCATTGCGACTGCCCCGCTGTCGATTTCCAGCAGTCACAAATCGGGGGCGGCTTTAATAAACAGGCTTCGCTGTATTCACTCATCGCTATCGCTCCTCTGCCTCTGAATACCTGTCGGGGAACGCCACCGATACCCCAAACTTCTCTGCTATGTGCCGCGAAATCACTTGGTAAATCGCGTCAACGTCCGTGGTTGATAGTTCCGTGGTTGAATCCTTCTCGCGCATGATGCTCTGCACCGGCTTCCACAAATGCTCCTTTGCCATTTCCATCGTCCACGGAATGCTCACTCCCGGCTTGAGCACCGCTTTCATGTCCAGCCCTGCGTCGTTCAGCGCCTCGGCCAATTCGGCAAGGTACTTGTGCAGGGCCTTGTTCTGCTGCAAAGTGCGGTGCTTCTCGCTACTTGTTTCCATCAATACAACCCTTCGCTGTAAAGCCTTGGGCCTTCAAGACCATCGCCACAGGCATAGGGAAAGGCTATTTGGTCGGTGGCTTGCGCGACCTTGTAGGCATCCTCACGGCTCATCCATTGACCCCACTGATCAACAAATCCCTGATCTTCATCGTGGCGCGTCTTGAATTTTGAGCCATCCACACGCTGCTCGATTTGCCGGTGCATATCGTTGCTGTAGTGCCGGATGCCAAGCAGTAACTCGCCATCAGCAGCGCGAATTGCAGCGCATACCACTCGTCGTTTAGTTCTGTCCACGCTTCGCCCTCCAAATCTCCATCAGTCCCGCCCTCACCCGCTCCGCTCCTGCCTTGCCGCGCCTAGCCTCGATTCGCTGTAGCGCCGCAGCTATCTTGTGCCGGTCGCCTCCGGTGGATTTCCACCAGTACGAAATCTCGGCCTCGTAGCGGCGTTGCTCTGTGTTATCCACCCCATTGCTCTGCCATTGCGCTTGCGATGCCTGGGTATGTGCGGCTGCGTTCTTTCCATCGGTCTGGACTCGGTGCCATGCGGTGTACTCGCGGCTCACGTCCATCGACAATGTTTGTCGGCACCAGTTTCGGTAAATTCTTGAGCCACAGACAGGTAGCCTTGGTTTCGCCATGCCCGAACTGCCAGGGTTGGATGATCTGGTCAGGCTTGCGTATCCGGCTGCTGATGATGCTGATTGGGTTTTCAAGGGCTATACACTCAATAGGCGCATCCATTAACCGCTGCACAAATTCCAGCGCCTCCTGCTGCACACCGCTTTCCTGCTTTGCCGCAAGATGACGTGCGCCCGATACGGCAAGGTGTGTGCAGGGCGGGTGGGCTACCATCAAATCCCACCCGTCATTGATCACATCGAACACACTGCCCTTGTAATGCGGCCCAGGCGATTCAGTTGGCAACAGGTCGCAGCTCATTGCATCATGTCCTGCTGCGATAAACGCATCGCGCACTCGTCCGGAATATTCACACGCAACAAGTACCTTCATCGTGCTGACTCAATGCCTAGCTGCTCATTGCTGCGCCTGTGTATCGCCATCGTCAAAAACGGATTGAACCCACCCGCCTTTCGCGCCCGAACGAAGGTGCGCAAGGGACTGCCTGACCCGTTTTGCACGTCCGCGCCTCTGGCTATCACGTTGTCCTGCGCCATTGCGCTTAGCAAATTCGCGGCTGATACCGTCGATAGGCCGATTGCCTCCGCTGCGTGATATTTCGTAATCACGTCCTGCTTTTCAAATAGCGCCAGGACTGCCTGACGCTGTGCTGATCTGGGTTTGCTGTTTGGGTTTCTCATTGTTATTACCTCGCCCATGATGTATCGGTTAAATCGTCTGCAAGGCTCGTCTTGCGCGTTGTGGCCGCTTTGGGCGGTTCAACATAATGCAATCCCGTCCATTCGTGCTCTATCGCTTCATCCACCATGCGCTGCTGTTCGGACTCACTGCCGAACGATAAGAGCTTGTTAACAGCCTTGTCTACAGCCGGTTGCGACATAGGCTTTTTGCTGTACTTGCGCCGGTATTCTATCCACTCATCCAATGCCGATTGATTCAGGCCGATTTGGGTTTGCTGTACCAGTTTCAATTCAGGCGTGATTGTTTTCATTTTTTGCCCCAATGTTGTGACATGGTAATTTCTGGCACTCCTCACAAAGCACTACCGCGTTCGATGTTTCGTTTTCATATCTGCACCCGCACGCGCCTATGCGCTCGCATTTGTTGAACATTACAAACCGGCACTTAATACACCTCTTTGCGTATACATCATGCCACGGCCACGCCGTCAGTGTTTGCGGCCCGAATACATGGTCGCAGTCAGTCATGCGGAAATTCCTTTGATGCCTCAATTCCCCAGTGCATCCCAGTTGCCAATATCGCCGAAAGTGCGCTCCTGAAACTCATATTTGCGTTGGTGCAATCCACAAAAATACTGAGCGCCTGCCGCTCCAGCATTTCGCTCTGCTCTGGCGTTGATTTCAGTCTCTCCATGTTTTTGGGGCGAAGCCTAACATTGGCACGAATGCTTGAATGCCTCGGAAATATTGGGTCTGATCCGTAGCTCATAAATTCCCCTAATTGTAAACCTTGATTTCACCCGAAATGTTTTGCTCGTAGAGCACAAATACCGTGTTTTGAGCCTTGGCTGTTTGTCCGGTCTCTGCGGCCTCTACAATTGCGCCGTCAGGATTAAAGCCTGCTATGTTGATATGCGTAGCGGGGTAATTATAAAAGCTCTGTAAAGCCCTCTTTATGACCTCCAGGACTTCGCTTTTTCCTGTGCCTGTTCTGCCGCTAACTGTTATTTCAATAATCTTTGTTTTCAATGTCTTCCCTCCACAGTCCGTCTAATGAGGGCTATTGGTGCCCCATACAATCAAACTCTCTCGTCCATACCACAGCACAGTAATCAGCAACTATTTAACTACGGCTAGTAACACCGCGCCCTTACTACTCGGCACCTTTTACGCTGTTTGTCCCGCCCTCATAGGTCGGCTGTGTAATCAGTCTTTCTTGCGCGGCTGCAACTTGCGACAGCACTATTTTATCAGGCGCGACTGATTTAATTACGCTGACTGCTGGCGGCTGTTTTTGTACCGTCGCATTTCCGCTGCATGGGCATAACAGCCATCGCCCATTTTTTCGTATTCAAACGCTTTTAATTCCCACTCGTCATCGGTGATCTGTTCAACAGGCACCAATTGACGCACTGCGCCGCGCAAAACTGGATACGCCTTTTGCAGATATTCAAACCCGTCCAAAACCAGCTGCGAATTGTCTTTGCCGATTTCAGGGTCAAATTTACCGATAACCGCTTTCACTTCGTTGTTAACCCAATGCCGCGCAGCAATGATGTAAAAATCCACATCACCGCCCTGAATATCGTCGTAGGTATTCAGTATTTCGGTTACTGTCCACTCCTGGTTAACCACTTGCCCCGCGTCGATCTTCTCAGCGACAAGGCTAGAGATCAGTGCGCGAATATCCTTTATATTTTCAAAAGTCATTATTAAACCCTCGTCATAATTTGATCGTGAATTGCATCTATTTTGTTGATAATAGAGCGTAGTTCAGCCCTCTCCTCTGTTGTGAGGATTGCGGTTGTTTGCTCTATTTCGTATTCACTACACTTTTTTAAATGCCGATCAAAAAGCGCGATGAAATGGAGTGACTTGTTAAACTCTTTTGGGTCACGCCCTTTCAAGTCTACAAGTTGTTTTTTGGTGCCGATTTCTGCAAGCTTTGTAACGGTTGGCGGGGCGTCCGACTCTACTAGAGACGTAAATTCTGGCTCTGGAACGTCAGCAACGCGCAGCGCGGTTTTACGTTGCCGCTCAGATAACCCCGCTTCGTCCGCGACTTGTGTGCGTGTTAAACCTTGGGACTGCGCAGTCCCTAAGTCTGTTCTGGTTCCCGGCGCTGCCGGTATCTGCTTTAACAGTTCACCAGCCCTACGGATAGCTCGCGCTTGTATGCGGTCAGCCATTTTGCGAAGGGAATCATCTTTAGATTGACGCGCATAACTCGCAAGTGCAGCGGCTTTATCGGCCCAACTTTGGCACTCGTCGATGCGGCTGCATTCGGCTAAAGCGGTTTTTGCTCTATCGTAGGTTTCTGGTAATCGTGCATCTTGAATAGATGGCAGTGTTGCGTGATCAGTATTAATCATTTATTCTACTTCCCATGTTTTGTTGGTTCGCGCTTACAAGACTACTCCCGCCCTCAGCCGGAGTCAATGCGGTCGTCCTCTCCCTTCGGCTGCGCAAACTAGGCATCTTCGGATGCCTTTTTTGTCTCTGCGATTCCAGGCTCACCCCTTCGCCCCTGTGTCCAGTGCGCGGGATTTGAAGCAGTTGCAGCTTAGAAATGACGAATGCTTTGATGATCGCGGGCAGTCCTTGCTATGCGGCGCATCTGCTATCAGCGCCTCAAGGTGGGCTATGCGGGCGTCCTTTTCTTTGAAAATATCCTCGACTGTTTGATACCACTCCTCGGCATCCTCTGTCCGGCAGTTTCGATACTCAAATAGCAGGAATCGTAAATCGCTTTTATATTCTGCGTCGCTCACTTCCCCGCCTCCTTCGCGCACTCCCGTGCCTCTGGGGGAAGGCGCTTATATGCCGCCTCGATCCACCCCCACAGCACATGCGACATACTGATGCCACGATACGATGCTATGGCTCGTAACTTATCAAGCCTTTCGGCGGTCATGTTGCTCTGGAACATTATTCGTTTATCATCTGGTTTCACGTTACTGCTTCCTGTATAGTGTATTTACCACATTATATCATGACGATACATAGAATAAAAGGTGGCCGCGTCATGACAAGTTAAACCACAAAGATAAAATAATGCTTGATTCTATCATGATGGCGTGAGATACTGGTAACAGTGGATTAGCAAAGGGAGATTTCCATGACCTACACATACAACGACGGCGGTAGAGCAGAATCAGGAAGAAAGGGGCAGACTGGAGATTGCGTGGCAAGGGCTGTAGCAATAGCGTCAGGCAGACCTTACAGCGAAGTATATGAGAGGTTAGCGAAAGGCAACGCTACCCAACGCAAAAGCCCCGGCTACAAAACACATCGAGGCAATAGAGGGAAAAATACGGCGTCACACGGCATAGCCACAACGCGGAAGTGGTTCAAAGACTACATGACACAACTCGGATTTGTATGGACACCTACCATGACGATAGGCAGCGGCTGCACAATCCATGTTCGCGCCGACGAACTGCCCAGCGGTAATCTTGTGCTGATGCTCTCAGGACATTGCGCAGCAATGATTAACGGCGTGCTGAATGATACTTACGACTGCTCACGGGAAGGAACGCGCTGCGTTTACGGCTACTGGAGGCTGGCATGAACGCCGCGAAACTGGACAAGAGCGACAGGTCAACGTGTCGATGCCCTGCTGTCATCAGGCAAGCAGTACAGCACAAAAGAAATCTCAAACCGCACGGACGTTTACGCAATCAACAGTGCGGTTGCGGAGCTGCGGGCCAATGGGCGGACGATAACCTGCAAGCGTTTTGGGTCAGCGTGGTATTACTGGATGGAGGTTTAGTATGAGCGAGATAATAGAGCGCCTTAGAAAGCACTACACAGGCAGGCAGCGTAATGAGGTTGTAAACCCATGTATCACTGCCCGCGAAGCGATTGAAATAGCAAACCACATTTCCGCGCTGGAGCAGCCCTGCAATTGTGACTTAGTTGTCTCTCTGCGGAAAACAATCGACGACCTGAGGGCTGAGCTTTTGGAATTTGCCGAGGAGCCACCGGAACATCTTGAAGATTGGCCTTTTTGCGAATGCGGCAATCCGTTCCTCGGGAAGTCTTATATGCTGCCAGATGGCGACGGTCCAGTATGCGCTGATTGTTACGCTGCGGAGGTGTAAATGAGCCTTTTCTTTTTCGGCTTTATCGGCGGCGTCCTGTTTTCAATGGGCGTGACACTAACCGCGCAGTACGTGGGCGCAAAGATGGCAAAGACAGGGAGATTGCCATGAGCAGGGTTATCAAGTTCAGGGCTTGGGATGGTCGGTCAATTCGGTATGACGTTACCGGCTTTGAGCATGGGCGCGATAACGAAATGGTCTGCGTTTTTCTCAACGGCGACTGCTACGCGATTGGCGATAGAAGCTCGCAACACCCAAATGCAGAGGTCATGCAGTTCACCGGCCTCACTGACCGCAACGGGGTGGAGATTTACGAGGGGGATATTGTGACAGCCGCCGATATTCTCTGTGTTGTTGAGTGGCAAAAAGTCGAATGGACTGCGGCGTGGTCGAGCGTTGTTCGCGGCGCTGGCAGGCAGTGGAGGCATCCACAACTTGGGTTCCGAGTACATGAAGTCATCGGCAACATCTACGAAAACCCTGAACTGCTGGAGGCAAAACCATGAGCGATTTCGAGAGAGCAGTATCGGCAGCAGCAGAGCACACCCGTGACAGGGAAACCGAGGCGGCGCACGGAGGCGATGGCAGGCCGGAATGCGAGGCAGAGGCGTATGCTGACACCCTGGGGAGGCTGCACCAGGCTTACGCGTTCGACGGGATGGTTGCGCTGTATGTCAGTCGCTACGGTAGCGGCATCCCTGAGCTGCACGTCATGCCGGAATACTTTGATGAGCACTTTAGCGGGCGCGGCGGTATCGAGCACGAAAACTTACCGCAACAGTCTTGCATCCGCAAATCGGTGATTCACTCAGGCGTCAAAATCTTTTGCATTGAAGAAGCCAAATTTGCTCTGGTGGTCGCATGAACCAGTGGCGGCATAAAGACGAATGGAGTCAAAGCGGTAATGGGTTTCTGGTGCAAGTGACGCGGCACTCAATTGACCACACTCTGCCATCGTTTGATGACGGGTTGCAGCGGTGGGCGGTGTACGCCTACATCTACCCTAGCCACCGATTGTTTGGAGAGTTTAACGGCAATGATATGTGGCAACCGGCTGCGCTGTCGCTGCCACTGCACAGCGGTCCGTCTCTGCTGAGATGGCATCGGGATGAGGATGGCAACCCGACAAGTGTACAGGTGGGCGCTGATTACAATCATTTATATGATGACAAGTACACATTTTACATAACAGTGGAAGCCGCTGCGTCTATATTTGCGGATGCCGAGGAATTATTCAGATTTCTATCTGACCCAGTGGAGGTGGTCGCATGAACCGTCACACGGATAGGCAGATGACACGCGAACAGGTTTGGGTGCTGACAGTCCTGACACTTGGGATGGCAGCGGCGACGATAATTTTGATGGGGAGGGTATTGGGATGAAGCCTATTGAGCCGGGGTGCTTGGCGCTTGTCATAAGCAGCACCGTTCCAACCCATGAAGTCACTGTGAATTTCTATATGGCAGGGTATATCATCAAGTGTGATTTCTGCGGCTCTAAGGATAAATGGTGGGACATTACATCGCGTTTTTACAATAGCAAAACTGCCGCATGCACTTGCTGCCTCGTCCGCATCGACGGTGGCGATCCCGATGCAATCACTGAAACCGAGACGGAGTTGACGGCATGAACAAACAACCGCGCCCATCTATGCGCAAGGCTATTAACGCCTTCTGCAAAGAGTGCATTTATGACCCCTTGTCGAGCCTTGGAACATGGCGGCAGCAGACAGAAGGCTGCACTAGCCCTAACTGCCCATTGTACGAATTGCGGCCACGTGCCGCCACCGCCGCAAAGCAAAAGGAGGGTATTCCATGCGTATCACTGTAGAACTAGACCTTGAAGCCACCTATCACGAGCGCGACAACGGCGACTTGCTGCTGGAGGTGCTGACCTTCCCTGGCTGTAACCAAAATTTGCTGCCCTTCCTCTCCGTGAACGAGCAGCAACGCGCACAGGAAGCCCTGAGAGAGCAGTGCGACACAAAGCTGATGCTCGCATCACAGGAGGCGGCAGAGCGGCGCGAAATGGCAGGAGACTTCCGCAGGGAGCGGGCGCGGGATGACAAGATGACCGACTTCACTTACTCACAATGGAAGGTTTGATATGAATGCCGATGACTTTCTTGACGGGCAGCGCGACTGCCACGCCGGTACGCCTGCGGATATGTCCCGTAGCGAATCATACTTGCGAGGGTATGCGACAGAGTACGAGCGGGGCGAAATGATCACCAATTTCAGGGAGCAAGGGTTGTGGATTTGAAACTACTGTCAGTGCCGCTGCGGATTGACCAGATCGACTTTCGTGTGCAGTCCATCAACAAGGGCGGGTATGCCACGATTTTGGCGTACAAAGATGCTCGATGCGATATGCAAAGGCTGGACGATGTGTGTGGGCCGCTGAACTGGAAGCGGGAGCACTCCAGGGATAACCACAATTGCACTGTGTCGATTTGGAATGCCGACACTTGCCAGTGGGTGGGTAAGGAAGATACCGGCACAGAGAGCAATACAGAGGCTCAGAAGGGGCTTGCCAGTGATTCCTTTAAACGGGCTTGTTTCAATTGGGGTATCGGGCGTGAGTTGTACGACTATCCGGTGATTCAAGTGAAGCTGAAAGATGAGGAATGGGACAAGTCGAGCAACAAGGCGACATTCAAGTTCCGTATCAGGGACTGGAAGTGGGAGTCTGAGTGGGATGAAAACAAGCTGCTTAGCCTGACTGCGACCTACAATGGCGAGACTCGTTATAATTATGTGCAGGACGCGCCGCCACCCATGCCTTATACACCTGAACAGTTGGCGACATTCAAGATGATTGTTGCCAATGAGGACGGGGTTGGGATATTGAAATTCTCCAAGTCTGTCGATTCTGACACACTGGATGCCTTGTTCAACAGCGCCCCGAAGAACCAGAAAACCAAGCTGAAAGAGCGGTGTCGTGCATTGGCAAAAGAGGCGAACGACCTGCGGATAAAGTCGCTGACTGCTATCCACGAAGGGATACTGGAAAAGCAACTGGACTCTATAGAGGAGACTCTTGCCTGCCTTGCGCCGGATGAATGCGAAATGGTATGGGATAGCCTGACCGAAATCGAGCAAATGCAAATCCAAAACATGAGGGAGTTAGCAGCATGAGTTACGAACAAAAAGACAATGACCTGGTTCTGTTCAAGAACGACAAAAAGGAATCTGACAAGCACCCTGATTACAAAGGGAGCGGACGGGTGAACGGCGTGGATGTGTGGATGTCGGCATGGATTAACAAGTCCAAGGACGGCAAAACCTATATGTCGCTCAAGACGCAGAACAAGGAAGAGGCGGCGAAAGCGGGGGTGGCGCAGGCAAGGCGGGCGGCGTCGCCGGAGCCATCTGAGAATCTTAGCGCTGAGTTCTTCGATGACATACCGTTTAGCAACTACGAATATCGGGGCTTCGCATGAACCGTGACAGCATCCACGCACCCGGCGCAAGTTGGGAGACGATACGGGCAGCAAGGGCGCGTCGTGAGGCGCTTAAGCGGAATCCAGGGCCGAAGAAAGGGAGAAAGTAATGACAATACCGCATTTGAAAGAGCGCATAGAGTACGCCCGCGATGAGTTGGCGTGGTTAGAGGCCGGGGCGAAGGAAGGCGAGGAGCCTTGGCGTGGGTGGCAAACAGGACACCCAGACTCCTCATTTTGGCCCGC